AGCCGCCGCCACCCCCACAATGATAGGCAGAGCAGGCGCGATAGCTGCAAGCACAGAGCCGATAGCGGGAATGACCGTCCCCGTGATGAGCGTACCAACGGAGCCGATAGCGCCGCCCACGGTGGTTATAACGCTAGTCAGACCGCCAGCACCGCCGATTGCCGTTGTGACCTTTCCGACAACGCTAACAACTGTCCCAACGCCACTCCCCACACGTCCGATCATGGACAGGAGCGGCCCGACAGCGGCAACCACAAGGCCGATGGTGACAATGGTTTTTCTCTGGCCTTCGTCCATCTCGTTGAGCTTATCGACCCAGCCTTGGATTTTCTCAACGACAGATGTAATCATCGGCATAAGCGTTTCGCCAAAGGATATAGCCAAACCCTCAAGAGCAGACTTCAAGAGCGTAAGCTGTCCATTGAGGTTGTTTAACTGCGTGTCTGCCATGCTCTGAGCCGCGCCGCTGGAATTGGCAACCGATAGCGATAGCTCGTCAAATCTTTGGGATGTCGTGTTGAGTAGAGCGTTGACGGATGCCATATCCGTTTTGTTGAAAACGCCGCTGATAATCGCGTCCCGACTCTCCTGTGACAAATCACCGAGGCCCAACTGCATATCTGCAACGATTTCGCGCATATCGCGCATATTCCCATCAGCATCATAGATGTCAACGGAAAAATCACCGAACGCAACAGAGCCGTCAACTGCGGCATCCTTTAGGGACATGATAATGTTACGGAGATGTGTACCGCCCTCTGATCCCTTGATGCCGTTATCCGCAAGCACACCAAGGACAACAGCAAGCTCCTCGGTTCCTCCAGCGCTCCCCGCCGCATTCGCGCCGAGTGTCAAAAGAGCATCGCCCAACTGCGCGACAGAGGTGTTACTGTTTGCCGATGCCGTTGCCATCTGGTCAATCATTGCCCCGGTTTCTTCAATGGACAGGCCGAGGGCAGACGAAACATCCGTCACCATGTCGGAGGCTGTTCCAAGTTCGATAGCGCCAGCCGCCGCAAGGTTAAGCACATTTGGGAGCATTGCAATAGCCGTTTCGGAATCATACCCGGCAAGAGCCATATAATTAAGGCCCTCAGCGGCTTCCTTTGCCGAAAACGCCGTTGTAGATCCAGCGTCAAGCGCCGCCTGTCTCAGCGCCGCCATGCTGTCAGCTGCGCCGTTCGTGTTGTTTTCGATATCTGCCGCCGTGATTCCCATGGTGGCTTGTATCTGAGACATACCACTATCAAAATCAGCCGCCGATTTAATCGCTACCGTGGCAAGGCCAGCAATGGGAGCCGTCACGCTCTTTGTCAAAGAATCTCCGGCGCTTTTGATCCCGGTGGAAACAGATGTGATTTTATTTCCCGCCGCCTCAATGGATGCCCCTACCTCTTGCCAGCGATTAGGCATGGAGGCAAGTTCTGTCTGCATCCGATTCAGTTCGGTGGTAGCATTCGCCAAAGCGGTCTTTGCCCGGTTCAGCGTGTTCTCCGAGGTGTTCCCGGATGCTTCGGCCTGATCGATGGCGGTTTTGAGTTGCTCAATCTTTGCCTTCTGTTGGTCAATGGCGGTCTTGAGCGCTTCCCGTTTCGCCTTGTTTTTTTCCTGGGCGCTGGAATCCTTGTCAATGGCGCTCTTCGCCGCTTCCAATTCGGCCTTAAAGGTCTTTGTTGCCGTGGTTACATTGGTGATAGCGGCCTTAAACTCTTTTTCCCCTTGGAGTTCAATTTTCGGGCCGATATTCTGAGCCATGGAATCACCTCAGTCTTATAGCTTCATCAAACGTTGTGAAACGTGTTTTTTTCCGTTTATCTTTCGGGACAGCGGCCCCGTCATAAATGGACAAGCAAGCGATCATATCACACATCTCTCCGTATGGAGTGATGAGGATTTCCCGCTTGCTCATCCCTAGTTTTCTGCCGTAGAAAAGGAACCACGACAGATTAAGTTTTACTCGCTGTCCCCTTCGCCGTTTTTTCCTTTACCCTTCGGCTCTTCGGTTTCAACGGTGATCTTCTCCCCGGCCCAGACTTCCCCGGCCTCGGTAAACAAGGCTGTGAGTTCATCCATTTCCAGATTCAGAAGAAAATCCTCCGTCACAGGATTCGGCTTATAATCCAAATCCTCAAATGCCTTGGCGTACTCATAACCCTTGGACAGTGCAATGATGAACTTAATCATACTACTCGCCGTCTTGGAATAGTTTTCTGCCGGGAGAAGTTCGTCGAACTTTGAAATATCTCCATTCGGGGACATTTCGGAAATATCACACGTTGCCTTAACCGTGCGCTTAAAATTAATCTCTCTGCCGTGAATTATCATGGTTTCCTCCTGTTACGCCGCCGGGGTGAGAACCGCCTGGATCGCCGCCACAGCTGCGGCCTCGGTGGTCTGAGCCGCTCCGATCATCTTCCACGCATGGGAAGCGGAATCATCGCGCATGATGTCACCCTCAAGCTCTGCGGTCTGCCAGTCGATTTCCTCGCCCTGAGTTTCGGCCTCCAGACCTTCGGGGTTGAATTTTACCTTGTTGATGATGTAGGGAACGTAAGTGGTAACGCCCTCCTCCATGTAACGGGCCACAAAGCCCACGCCCACATAGGGGACAACCTGGGCATCATCGTAAACGTCAAACTCAACGCTTGCGCTGTCCACGGTGACGCTCTTGGTGGTGGTCACGCCCGTAATCAGTTTCCGGGCCGCTTCTTTGAGGCCGTCCACAGTAAGGGTAACCGTGCCATTGCTGAAAGACTGAGTATCAGTCTCAGCCAGAACGTTGTCGGCGTAAAAGTCATTGTCGGACGTTCCCTCAACGCTCAGAGAGACTCTTACGCCACGGGCAAGGGGAATCCCCCCGGAATAGGTCACCGTGCCATTGGTAGCGCTGTACAGCGCCACGAAAGGCTTAGAGAACCCGTTGCAAACTTTACCGTTCGCCATTTCATTACCTCCATAAAAAGTGGGAGGCGGTTCAACCGTCTCCCATGATTTCAGCTATTTGCTTGTCTACCTCGGCCTCCATCGCCGCCTCTGCCGCCGCCTTTGACGACCTCACCGCAGAGGAAATAAACGGATGCCGTTGTATGAATGTTGTTCCGCTCTCAATAGACCGGGCAACCATCGCATTTGGCTTGCCCTTCGGATATTTTTCTGTGACATCGCTGTTGTATCCGTCCATACCGATTTTGACGTTGATATTGCCGTTTTCCATGCGTTTTTTTGCAATACCCAACCCCTCAAGCAATCCGGCCTTTTCCTCCGGGGTAGGATTACGCCGTCCCCGGTTTCGGCTGTTCCGCTCTTCGGTGGGTAGCGCCTCGATGTTCGCCCGGATTTGGTCGGCGACAACTCTCGCGCCCTGATATAAGGCTTTACCTGCCACTTCCGGGACACGATACTTGAGTTTGTCCAGATTGGCAATGTAATCATCAACGCCTTTGCCGATGGTCATTCTTGCCATCACACAACACTCCAAATCCATTGATAGTGGATCAGATTGGTATCATCCTCATACTGGACGGAATCCAGCCGCCAGCCAAACGGCATGTCGGCCGCAATGCCCCGGAGAACGTCCTGCACAGTATCAAGCATGTGGTCATACTCCGTTTTGGTGTAATAATCCACATACCCGACAATAGCCTGTTCCACTTTCTGATTGTCAGCGTCCATCGGGATCGTTTCGCCGTCCTCGGCCCACACACAGAACGGAGCCGCTATGTTCGGCCTCCAGTAGTGATAGACATTGTTTCCAACGCCATCCACCAGCGCTGTCCCTATCCGCTCAAGTTTCTGTTGCAACGTCATAGTTTTCCTCCAATCGTGAGAGGGTCAGGTCGGTAACCTTTAGTCCGTCATCGTCAAGGAGATGCTGGACGTTAGTTATGCGATACTGCCCGTCATTCTCAGACATAGACAGCACCGCATACATCCCGATCTTGACTGCATTGCAACGCCACACCCGGATGAGTAAGTCAATCTGCTGATTCACGCCCTGCGCCGCATAGTAGCGGTTATAACCGACTGTCCGCTCGCCAAAGTAAGCGACGGCCACAGGGACGAGCGTATTGACGGGCATTCGCCCCGGCGCGGCTTTGTTCTCCAGATTGCAAATAGAAACCTTTCCCGCGTCAAACATTTCCGCTCACCTTCTCGCTGAACAGTCTGTTATTGAGCGCCCATCTGAGCATCCGCGGCATGACAGGGTTATCCTCGGCCCGCTTGCGGTACAGATACGCCGCATACATAACGACCAGATTTCCGTCCTCCATGGAATCCCCTAGCGAGATCCCCTCGCGGGCTATCATCTGCTGTGCGGATGTGATGAGCATCTCAAGGTAATCATCAACGAGCGTGTTTTCCGGGATGATTTCGAGATTGAATTTCAGCATTTCCAGCAAGATATCCTCTGTCATGCCGCACCGCCTTTACTCGTCCTTTTTCTTTGTCTTCTGCGCCTTAATGATCGGCGCACCTAGCGCGTTTTCGTTACCGGAAAGCTCCGCGATCCGATCTTTAGATACGGAAACGCCCTCCCGAGGGAAAGCGTCTCCGATCTCATAGACGTGATTGCCGTCCTTCGAATCGCTGAACCGTCTTATCACCACATACATCTCAGGTCACCGTGACGGTGCACTGAGCGGTCAGGCCGTTGCAGGTGGCGGTAATTACAGACGTTCCGGCGCTAACGCCGGTCACGAGGCCAGCGTCGGAAACAGTGGCCTTCGAAGTGGTGCCGGAAGTCCACGTCACTGTGCCAGAGCCAGGGGAGGTAAACGCCACGAGCTGGACGGTGCCAGTCCCCGCGATGGAGGCCGTGGTGGTGTTCAGAGCAATGGACTGAACGCTGTTAGCGTTATCCTCGGGGAAGTTCATGGACGTAGTGGCAGACTGGTTGTTGATGGCCTGCACGACAAATCCCTCCGCGATAGCGGGTACACCGTCATACCGGGCAGTGCCCTTAAACACAGTCTGTTCCGCAAGGAAGCGATAGTGCTCGGAAGTGGCAAACTTCTGCCCGGCACGTTCCGCCAGCAGGTAAAGGTCATAGTAGCCGGATACAATGTTGTAGTCAGGGACAAAATCGAGGATCTCGATCACTCCGCCGATAATAGGCATGGTGCCGTTCACGCCGCTGACGATAGCTCCGGCCGCATTGATGCTCATTGCCTGGGCCATGAGGTAGGTATAAGTAGTCTCGTTCATAACGTGAACGATCTCGCCCCGGCTGTACTTGTTCTTTGCCGCACCGAAATTCAGCACGATATTCGCAAACAGCGCAGCGCCCGTGGAAGACGTGGTCTTGATATTGGAAGTGTGAAGATCCTCCCAAGTACGAGCAGTCGCGTGATAGCCGGACGGCTGCTCGGTCTGAGCCAGCCGGGGTACGATGCCAAGGGGCATCCGAGTGCCAGCACCGTACAGGATGGCCTTGTCCAGCGCGAGGCCGATAGCCTGTCCGATAGCAGAAATCAGCTCATAAGCCAGGTCAATGTCACTGTCTTCCAGGGTGGCGTTGCAGACAGCAAAGAAGCCGCCGACTTTCCAGCAGTTCACCTCGACATCGTTGAAGGAGAGGTCCAGCTCGTTCAGGTTCGCGCAGCAGTCAGTCCACACCGCTTCTGGGATTGTGCCCATGACGATCATGCGGCCCTCGCCGCCGATGTTGCGGACGTTGACGTGCTTGTAGAGCTTAGAGTAATTGGTGATATTCTCGCGCAGGATGCCCAGGAACACCTCGGGGATGGTCAGGCCAACATTGGTCAGCGCCCGCTTCTCCTTGATGCAGGTTCGGATCTCGTCCAGATATTCCTTAACGTCATCACGGGCAAACAGGGCGGTACGCTCCTGCGCGGTAGCGCCAAACATCTTAGCGCGGGTCTCGGGAATGGACATTTTCATTTCCACCTTTCTTTCTTCGTGTTTAGGCTCCTCAATGGGGGCGGGTTCGCCGGGGTCATTCTCTTCCTCGGCGGCAAGTTCAGCCTCCAGGCCCTCGATCTCGCGGGTCAGTTCGGCTTTTGCGTTTTCGTGGTTTTCCTTATCCGCTTCAAAAGCGGAAACGGATTCCTCCACAGCGGATCGGGTCTCCTCGTCCGCGTCCTCCGGCATTTCAGAAATGGCGGTTTCAATCTCGGCCTCGCGGGTCTTGAAATCGGCATCCTTAGCACGGAGGGCTTCCAGACGCTTGTTCGCGTCATCCAGCTTCTTTCTCAGAAGCAGGGCTTTCAGTGCCATGTTTTAGCCTCTCTTTCATTCGCAACTGCCACGCCTCATGAGACTTCGCCCGGATGTCAGCGGCCTCCGTAGAACGGGCAGAAATGTTTGTTTCCTCGTAAGCGGGGAACGTACAAGCGGACACCTCAAACAAGTCCACATCCTTGATCGTCCAATGCACATCACCGTTTTCCCGGAGGTCGGTCTCCTCGGAAACGGGATTGAACCCGAAAGAACATCCATCCACATCTCCACGCTTTACACGTTCGTACAGGTTCATAGCATCTCGGTCGTTCGGATTGACCGTCACTTTCCCCCATAGTCCGTGTTCATCCTCGCGCAGTTCAAGCGTGTGGGCCTTTGTCCTTCCAAGTACAAGCGTCGTGTCATGGTTCACAAGGGCGCGGATATCATTGCTCAGCGTCCTAGAAAAAGCACCAGGAGCGACACTCTCTGTCATTCCCGGTGCAATCTCATACATGGAATTGAAAACGGCGAAATAACCCTCGATCGTGAGTTTGCCGTCATCCTCACGGGTAGTAAACGTTGACGGAATACTCCGTACCTGTCTCATGTTCATTTATAACCCACCTTTCAAATAGGTTTTTTCATTTACTTCGATGTGTCCGATGTGTCCCAGTTTGATGGAACTGTCACAGAACATGGGAACGCCCAGCCTGGACACTCGGAGGCAAAAGCTCAAGTCCTCGCCAAATCCCGTTATCGGCGAGAACGGAAGTCCAAAGCTCCCCGCCGCCCTTCGGATCAGATCAGAGGTCATCATCACACCGCCAAAACCGGATCCTTCGATTTCAAAAATTGCGTCCTTTGGATAGTCCTTGTAAGAAATCGCTTGCGGCGTTTCACCGTCCATGCCCACGGTTTTATAAATGACGGGCTCAATCGGTCGCTTTCGGCTGAAATAAATCCCACTCACATACTCCGCGCCCTCATCCAGTCGGGCAGAGAGCCTCTTGAACAGATCCCGGTTAAACGTCATGTCAGAATCAAGCCACAGGACCCTGTCAAAACCGTTATTCACGGCTTTGTATGCCAGTTGGTTTCTTGCGTCATAGACAAGAGATCCGATGGCAAGAGATACCTCAACCTCGCCCTCCATCTCCATAGCAAGCAGAGACTTCATGAACAGGGCGTTTACCATGTCCATGCAGGGTATAGCGATAAGCGTTTTCATGATTTCTCCTTTATCGGGCATTTCGCTGCCTGGTCGCTGTTTACCCACCAACCTTTGCAGCGCTTGAAATAAACGTGTCCGCACAGGTTCCCCGTCTTTGTGCACCGGATTTTCATACCGCTCTCATATTTACCCATCGGGCAACTTGGCTTAAAATTCATTTCCCACCAGCTTCTTTTGATTTCCTATCATGTCACTAGGAATGTAGTTCTCCAATATGCGGAGATCGTCCAGACCTTCCATCGGAGACATGCCGATACGGTCTCTGACCTCATTTCCGGTGACAATTCCCTTGTCAGACAAGCCGCCGAACACGGTATAGATGGTCTGGAGATCCCAATCCATCAGCGATAGGACGTTGAACTTGACATACCACTTGGGGGACAGGATCAGTTTCTTTGTCATCTCCTGCTGGATGCCGATAGCGATAGGCCGGACGGTGTTCTGAACAAAACTGTTCCACGCCTCTTTGTTGTACTCACCTACGCCCAGTAGAAACGGAGGGACACCCAGCACCGCCGCCACCGTGCGCTTGTCCAGCTCGACGGTGTCCTTGATTGCAAGGTCGGCAAGGGTCAGCGGCTTGACCTGTTCAACACTGAATTGTTCGGCGGGGATCAGCCACGGCTCCCCCGCAGCTCCGCTCTGTGCGTAGTCATCAAGCAACTTTTTCCGGCCTTCCGGGGAAGAAAACTCATCCACAAGCGCGTCAACCTTGACGATGAGTGAGGGTTTCCATTTGCTCTCCATGAAGCCCTTTTCTGTTGCCGCCGCCTGTTTGAGGTTGTTTGCAATATCCCGGAGAACAACATTTACCCCCATGCCTTTCCAGAGATAGTGCTTGTCCGGGTTATAGACAAAATGCAAAACTCTATCTGTTGAATAGGTTCTTCCGTCTATCTGCACCGAATAATCCCGGTAGTTTGCACTCGGCAGGAAAGATACACGGTCGGCAGAAATGGGCTCAAGGTCCTGGAGAAAGCCCTTTCGCGTTCGTGGATAAACTACGCTATTTCCGCGCCCGTACAGAAGGAGGTTCATAACGATTGCCTCCATCCACGTTTTCCTGGTCATGTTTGGCATCGGCTCAATATCCAGAACGCGGGAAAGCTCATTGACAATTCGTACATCTCCGCGCTCGGTGTTCGACATGAGATAGATCGTTATGCTGCCCATCAGTTTTGCAATCGCATAGCACCCTGCGATGATCTCCGGACATTTGTCGAGGGACGTATAGCCGGGAACGCAGATGGAATCACTGTCCGTCACCAGATAGGCAACGCCCGTTGTCGCGCCCCTCCTCTGCCCCTTTCTAAATATTGTTTTAAGGTTCATTTGTCCCCCCACCAGTTGCGGGCCTTTGCCCGTTTTGTTGCGGTTTCCATCATTCGGATACAAGCAAAAACCGAAGCGTCAAACAAATCAATTCGATGCTCTGACTGTATCTTTTCGTATTGGACTGCATCATCAGTCTTTTCAACGGCCCGCACGTTGGAAACACAATACTCATATGCCTCCGAATGAAGGTAATAAAATAGACCGTCTTTGACGGCCTTTTCGATATGGCGAAATCCTTGCGATTTTAAATAAAAATACTGAGGCTGTTCAATGATGTTGAAATGCGCGGCTTTCATGGCCGGGAAATACTCATCCCCGGCGAACTTTCGGTCATGCCCTACTTGCTTTATCTTAAACCCCATGTTTCTCATGGACACGAACCAGTTGACCACATCAGAAATGTTGACGGTTGGAGAATTGCACATTGTGAGCCATCCGTCATCAGCCCAGCCAAATAGTGGTATATTATCCTCGTCCGCTTTTTTATGCGCCATTACAACCGGGAAAAATGCGTGCGTGATGCAGATGTCCACATCCTCGTGTTTGCCATAGAGCGCCGCCGCCGTAAGATCATGCAGCCGGGACAGGTCCGCGCCTCCGTACCACTCCACGGGGAGGCGGGCCAGCTCCTCAATCGTCCAGGAATATTTAGCGTCTGAGCGCCGAAATTCTTCGATGTCGAACCACGCCCGCATTGCGGATGTGTAGATGTTCAAAGAACGGGACAGGAAGTCTTTTCTCTGTTGCGGGTCGTTCTGCGCCTGGAGAGATTCTTGCAAAATGTCATCTGGGCGAATGGTAACGCCATAAGACGGGTTTGCCTTTTGGTGTTGGATTGGATCAGTGTAATCACAATCCCCGTTTTCATCCGTGTCAGCGCGGGATATAAAAACAAAAAGCGAATCATCCGTTACAGTGCCGGTTACCACCTTCACGCCGTAATCAAGCCGCCTATAACAAAAACTGTTCATGTCATCGCCCGCGGTGGTGATGCCAATCATCAACTTATTTGTGTAGGCTTTCATAGCCTCTTTGAAGCGGTTATATTGAGCCGCTTTTTTGAATGCGTGCATCTCGTCCGCTATGGCAATGTTGCAGTTGAAGGAATCCTGTGCATCCGGGTTTGATGCAAGCGCCTCAATATCAAGACTTCCACAGGGCCTCCCGGCATCATCCGTGAATTCGTAGTGGATGGAATGCTCTGCATTATTGTCCCGGACTCGGAAAACCTCAATCAGCCCGTGATACCGCAATGTGTATAAAATATCGTTGAACGCCTCGCAAGCCTGTTTCAGCGATGCGGAGACAATGTATATCTTCGCGCCGCTCTTGCGCTCCAGCAAAGCCAGACCAAACGCCAGCGCTGCTATAAACAGCGTCTTGCCGTTCTTACGGGGAATAAAAATAAACGCCTCTTTGTATCGGCGTTCCTGTGTTCCCTTGTAATAGAACCCCGTGACATTGTACACACAAAATACTTGCCACGGCTGAAGAATGACGGGCGTATTCATGAGCGGTGATCCGTCTAGGGTTTCGCCCTGCTTATGGACCATGATTCGCTCGATAATGCCGATGACGAAATCCGGTTCCCGTGTATGGAGCGTTAGATCATCACGCTCAAGGTCAGATAGGAAGCGCTCGGCGGCAAGCACAACTTCAGCACCGCAGACAACACGGCCCTCCGCTACATCCTCGGCATACTGCACGGCGATCTGCTTATAGCTTTTAGCCGCCAAGGTCCTTCAATGCCTCCGCAAGTGGATTTTTCTTCGGTGCCGCGATCCCCAGCGATTCAAAGCTCTTTGGATTGAGGCAAAGCCTGTCACTATATGCGAGAATGTCTTTCCGCAACGATTCAAGCGTTGCCACTACAGGGCTTTTCTTCATGCCTCCTTGTGCGCTCTTTGTCTGCACCTTATAGCCGCCGTGTTCAAAGCGATCCGTGATAACAATGTACTGCTCACATAATTGCGAATACACTTCAATCTGCCCGTCATACTCTTCCCGATACACTCCAAGCGATTTCATGCGCTCAACCGTCGTATCAAAAATATCTTTCGCCGTATCCGGCAGAGTTCGCATGATAATCACCCCTTTGCTTCAAAAAATTTATATATCAAGCCGCGCACTTGGAAATGTTGGAACCCAGGCCAACGCGCAAAGCCGCTCACGTTCTCCCGCGAGGGGGGGCTATCCTGCTCCCACGTATTTATACGGGATAGGAATGTTGTTTTTTCTTGCTGTCCTCCGCAATAGCTCCACACCCATATCTGTTAGCTCATCGCTTTCCCTATCATGCAGTTGGTTGTGCGTTGCCATACTCACGCTGATAAGATTCCAGTCCGCATATCGGTACTCTGGATATTCGTCAAGCGGAAAGATGTGGTGAACGATTGTCGCCTCTGCCGCCTTTCCGTATCTCCGCATAACCTGATCCTGATACCCGTCCCGTCTGAGGATGGCACGGCGCTTCCGCCTCCACTTCTCCCCCGTGTAAAAATCATTTGCCATAGCGCTCCCACCTCTGCATTTGCTACGGCCTCCCGCCACTTAAGGCACTCCGTTCGCACGAAATATAATAAAAGGCCGGGACATAAACCCGACCTCCTATTAACTTAATCTAGCAACAACTCATCACCATATCGAGGACTCTTTGGCTTTTTTGCTTTTTTTGAAAAGCCTTCCGGGATTTCCCCATTATTCTGCTGACGTAGAAGTTGCTTGTTTGAGCGAATTACTGTCACCGCTTTGTAAAGCTGTTTGACGTTCTGCTCGATGTACTCTGTCTTAATGTGGACGATTTCCCATCCATCACCAAGGTCTTTGAGAATCTCCTTGTCGCGCTCGTTGTCGTAATACAACCTATTAGCGTGACGTTCCCCATCCACCTCAAGCACTGTCTTAATTCCAGGAATCAGAATATCCACGGTGCGCTTGCCAACCTTTGCTTGCATCTGGAAGTGAACACCTTCATTCAGCAATCCAATCGCCGCCAGGATTTCGTCAGCGCTATCAGCTTTGTTCGGATGATTTGAAAAGTATTCTGTCGCCTTCAGAATAGCGTCCCTGTAATCATCAATGTTGACTGGCTGGTGTTCTAGAAGCCGCACGGCTCTTTCTATCATCAGCCTTGTCTTTATGATTAAGTATAAGGTCTTATCGCTGTTGCGCTTTGACATATACTCAGAAGCACACCGAGGACAGAACGCTCTGTATTGTGTCTCTGGAACGTCTGAGTAAAAGATGTTGTCGCTTTTTGTTGGCGTTTCCGTTGCCGGTTTGCCGCATACCCAACAAAGTCTATCCTGCATAATACACCTCAATTCTGGTCTTTGACCTCATGGGCTTTGCCCATGTTACATTATACGATTTATTCTCTATGACATTCTACTGACATGATTAGCCGCACATTGTGGTTGTGTCATACTGGGCTTTGCCCAGTATACACTTTACCAGTTTTCCAGTATGAAATACTAGGCAATGTTAAAAACCACCCGCCCGTAATGGGCGAGTGGCCTATATTATTCTTTCTCTCTTTCAGACGCAATAACTAGATATAGATTCTGGCAACTTCATGCCTTGAAAATAGTTTGCCGTTGGTTAACGGGTCACGGCGTTCCCGTTGTGTCAAAACTGCGCGGACGGTTCACTTCTGCATTGGACTCACCCCTCTCAGATCTGTCGGTCAGTCGAACAGGCTTGTTTGCTGGATCATCATCTCCGCGTTCTTGATGTTTTCTATGGCGGCATCAAAGTACGCGGTTTTGAGTTCAATGCCGATACCCTTTCGCCCCATGAGGATCGCCTGGTAGACTTCGGAGCCGATGCCGAGGAACGGCGTGAAGATAACGTCGCCCTCATTGGAGTAGAGCCGGATGCACCGCTCGATGACCGGGAGCTGGAGCGGGCAGATATGCCTTTCGCTTTCGTCGTCCTGCGGCATACGGGCGTTGAGTGTATCACTCTGATTGATGTCCCACCATACAGGCGTGTTCAGCTCGTCCCAGATCGGAGAGGCGTATTCCTGCCAGTCCACGACGGGGAACGTCTCGTTCGTATGCGTTACCCTGTCCGGGTTCTCTCCGGGTTTCCGCATGAACACGACGTAATCGGGAATCCCCATCCGGCTCATACAGGAGTCTTTCTTGAGCTGCTTGTGCAGCAGACCGAGCGCCTTTGTCCTCTGCATGGCCGTCACGGGATTCTTCCAGATGCAGACCTCCGAATGATAGATGAATCCGACATCTTGAAACGCCCGTATCAGATCCCCTCGAAAATCCCGGATGCCGATATATCCGTCCCGCTCTTTCGACGTGGGAAGATTCATGCAATGTACCGCCATGATTCGTCCTGGCTTGAGAATTCGGAACAGTCCCTCCGTGATGAATCGGAAGTGTTCAAAGAACTCCTCGTCATTCTTGCAGTTACCGAGATCGCGGTCGCTGTTGGAGTAGGTGTATAAGCTGGAGAACGGCGGAGAGTAAATCTCCATGTCTACGCTGTTGTCTCCGAACATCCGAATGGCCTCGACCGTATCGGCGTTGTAGATCGCGCAATGGTCGTCGATATACTGATCCAGAATCTTTATGCTATCCATGCGGGTTTCACCATATCCTTTCCCGGTACATATTCCGTTGTGATCCGCGTCGTATGACGTATCTCCGCGAGTGTCACGTCTTTCATGAGCGCGGTCATCTGTTTCTGCATTTCGTCCATCTGTTTCTGTTTGCGCTTGATATTATCGAGGACGTTCATCTCTTTCTCCGACAGGATGATATACACGTCCACGGGACTTTTCTGCCCGAATCTCCAGCATCGGCGTATCGCCTGGTAGAATCTCTCATAGCTGTCGGACAGGCCGCAGAATACCATCCGATGGCAGCTCTGGAAGTTGGAACCGAAACCGAATATCGACGGTTTGCTTACCAGCGCATGGATGTTCCCGTCGGCAAAGTCGATGCTGGCCTGTGCTTTGAATTCCGGCTCATCCGAGCCTTTGACTTCTACGCAACGGTTGATCTTCTTTTTGAGGACGGCGCTCTCATCGTTGTAGTCGCACCATATCAGCCATTGCTCATAGACCGTCGCGTTTGCCAGATTCGCCGCCCGATCCGTCCGATCTTCCAGGCTTTGTTTCCGCGCTTCCCTCCGCTCTTCAAGCGTCTCCGCGAGTTGAACGAAAAGCGTCCCCTCCTCCGGCTGGCTCTCTGTCAGAATCCGATGGATGTTCAGCGGCGGGAGATCGTATCCCTCTCCCTCATAGCCTAGGTCTTTCGGAGAGTTGAAATAGATAGCCCACGTTGCGAACCACTCCCAGAATTTGTTGACTCCGGCTTTTTTTAACCGCCATTTGGAAGTGTCCCCGCCGTCGTGGATGAAGTACGTCGCCAGCATCTCCGTCCGGCTCATGATGCCGAGGAATTCGCAGCTTGTCCCGATCTCCGTATAGTCGTTCGGCGCGATCGTCGCCGTGCATAGCAGTCTGTACGGCGTTTTGCAAAACATATCCGTCAGCATCGTCTGGTATTTCCCCGTGTACGATTTGAGGATAGACGACTCATCCAGGCATACCCCGGAGAACGCCGCCGGATCGAAATGCTCGATCATCTCATAGTTGGTAATGTTTATGCCGTCCGTAACGTCCTCCTGTTTCCGGCATACCGTGACCTCCGCGATCTGAAACTTGCTGGCCTCTCCCTGTGTCTGCCGCACGACGGACAGCGGCGCGACGATGAGGACGGGACGGCCAGTATGCTCCTGGACGGCTCTGCACCATTCCAGCTGCATGAGCGTTTTCCCGCTCCCGCATCCCGTAAGCACCGCGCACTTTCCTTTCTTACAGGCCCACGCGATAATATCCTTCTGGTAGTCGAACGCATACGGCGTTATGCTGTCCAGGTCGATCTCAAAGCCGGACTCTTCCGCTCTCAGCTCTTTCGACTTGAGAAAATCACTATAACTCCTCATGTATCCTTTCCTTTACGATCGGCTCCGCCGCCTTGAGTGCCTCGCCGTGAAGCCGCCAAACATGGCGGATATTGTAACACTCGTCCACGGCGATTTGCTCCCATGTTTTGAATAGCGTGTATCTGTCCAGCAGCAGCAGCCTATAGCGCGAATCTCTGACCTTGTGAATGGTGGTTTGTATCTCCCACATGATATGATCGTATTCCGCGATATCGGCGCCGAGCGCATCGTCATACTCTGCCAGCCGGTCAAACTTGTGCGGGTCTTTGGTGGATTGGACAACATCCCCGGAAGGGTTAGCCGTCACGGATGTCAGCATTGCCCTGTATGCTTCCCGCGCCTCTATGAGTTTGTCTATCTCCCGGTTTAGCTTCCACCCACGCATTAACCATTCTTTTGTCGTCAATACGATCACTTCCCTTCGAACCAACCCTCGGTGAAATTCCGTTTGCCCCGGGTCTTATACTCGGTGCATTTATCTCCTGCAGGGCATGGCCTGCGCTTGCCGGTCTTGAGTATGTAGAGGCAAGCCGTCAGCATCTCTCCGCCTTCGCCAAGATCGACCACCCGTCCATACCGACAGCGGGAGCACTTGGCGCGCTTATTCAAAACCGGCCTCCACCAGGAGCCGCAAATCGTCCGAGGACAGATTGGAGGATTTGACTTCCACCAGCGGGCACCAGCACGTTTTCCCCGAAATGCTCACGGCTGGCTGTCTCTGTTCTGGCGGAACAACATAGCACCAGTTGTCAACGCAGAAACGGCACTCAGCGCACGATTGCGGCATATCCATATCACGAATCAGCACCGCCATTTGCATCCTCCCTTAGAGCAATCAATTTCGGCAATCCCTTCCTCACAATCTCACGGGTGGCACGATCTACCACCATATCAATGATCTCGTCTTTTCTGGAATACACCAACTCTTTCACGGCCTGAGTTATAACATCTCCGACACCAGAATATTTTCGTTTCAACTCATATTCCAATGCCGTGTTAATGATGTTTTCTATGTGGCCCATAATGATATCATCATCAATTTCTAACTGATAAATGAACTCTGCCGCCAGTTCCTCGGCGTTCATAGCCCGTATCGCGTCGAAGTTGGTTGGCGGTTTATTTGGATCAAATCCTTCGGGAATCCATATCGTTGCCATATCGTTCCTCCTGACCGAAAAAGAGCTTTGTGCTGTTCGCGATGTTTCGTCTCAGACGGTTCGCTTCCGGGCTGTTGTCACCGTCCAGAAATTCTTCCGCCAGTTTACGGATTTCTTCTGCTCCTTCTCTTGTGCAAACAACCCCGTTGATAGTTATTTTTTCCATGATAAAACTCCTTTTGTTTATTTGAGAGAATCCCTCTCTAACCCTTAAAAGAGAAAAGTCGGTCGTTTTTGCGAAAAATTCTAAAAAAATTTACTTTTCTTTCGCATCCTCTTTGAGCCAGTCAAGCCAAACATGAGGATCGGCTCCAATGTGGTATTGTGCCGTGAATAAGCAAGACAGATATGTTGCCAACTCCTCATCCGAAAGGCTCCTGATGCGGTCTGCGTTCGTGCGTTTGAAAAGAGCACCATACCACTGCTCCTTAATAACACGGTCAGCGTTGTTAGGTGGCTTTCGGTTAAAAAACTCGTCAGGATCGTATTCAGCCATCCCCGTCACCGTCCTCTTTCCAAATGGACCAGGTTATCATCAACGCAAGAGGTATTTCCAAAAAGCACGTCCACTTAGTTACTCTTGTGTTAAACGCCAATAGCGACAGAAAAATGAGGGAAAACCAGATGCCGAGGAACGATGTTATTATTCTGGAAAACTCGTTTATGTTCATGCGTCACCGTCCTCTCTGCGCAGACCTCGAAAAGCATACTGATTCTTCATAAGCGGCGTGGTTATGGCTTTTTCTGCGGGCCATCCCCGCTTTATCCTTCTCTCCAGTGTTTCGGGGTCAATCCCGTACATCTCGCCCCACTCTTTTCTTGTCCGCCTTTCTCCAAACGCTTCAACAAGAACAGCGTGTGGACTGACACGACCACGAATCTTCTTTGCTCTCCGGCTCTTTCCTGTTCCGTAATTGACGTTGTATTCGTTTGTACACCATTCAAGATTCTCGGCAAAGTTGTTTGTCTTGTCCTCGTCCTTGTGGTTCACCATTGGTAGATTGTCAGGGTTTGGAATAAACGCCTCAGCAACAAGCCGATGCACATAGAACGCTTTGCATTTCCCATCCTTGGTAAGTGTAACGGATTTATAGCCATTAGACTTCACCGTTTGCCCCATTACCTTCCCGGCAATAGGCTTATCATACACTCGCCCGTTGTCATTCACGGAGATTACACGATCAAGGCTGTACACTCGACCAAGACAATCCACTTCGTAATAGCCCTCATAGCCCTTGACCGGTTTCCGCACCACAGGGACGGCATCAACCGTAGGAACAGCGTCTATTGCCTTGGTTTCGTAGGTTTGTGCGATAGATTGGTTTCTGTTATCTCTTATGAGCCACCAACCAGATTTCTCTAGCGCGTCCGCATCAATCAACCGCATTGTGTTCCTCCTCTCTGCGCTGTCCACAGGCACAGTAGAAGTCGGGGTTTCCGACAGTGCACATCAATCCAGCGCACCAGCCATAGGAGTCATCAGGTATGCTCCAGTGTTGGCACTCCCGGCAACGCACCACCTTTGCCACATCATCCATTTTCTCACCAAGACCTTTGCCGATAACAGATAGTTGAGCAAGCGCAGTATCTCGTTCCCATGCCACTTGATCATAAACACCACGCTTCACAGCGTCCACGGCGGGGATGGAGGCAATCAATCTCCTAATCGCAAACCCTTTTGTCACACCGGAGCTTTCCATAGCCCGCTCAATATCGCTCCGTCTTATCAGGTCATTCATCGTTTACCCTCCTGTTCCATCTGTCTATAAACTTGTCCAAACCGCAAAGATTCTCATTCGCCGGGAGTGCCGCAATTCCGCACTCCTCGCAAACAATCACAAATTCTTTTGGAACAACATACTCAATTTTGACCTCGCCCCCGCAGAACGGACATGGCTTCAAGTCATTCTCCATTGTGGGCCTCCTCATGCCTGTCCACGGAAACATTCATCCGCATATTCCGCAAGGCGTTCGTATTCATCACAATCCAGTCCAAGCATAGCGGAATGGATCAAGTCTCTAATATCGTCCATGAAGTCTTGTTCGCTCATGTTTCCTCCTTCGGCGGCACGATACCGCCCCATTGTTCAGCCATAGCACGGGCGATGCCTGGGAATGTTTTGCTTCGGCTTCGTGCGCTGCCACCTTTACGGCTGGCTCCTTTGTATTTCGGGTCATGTGTCTTTGTGTAGCTTCCAGACGATACGAACGGCTTATAATCCGTCACAATATCAGTCGGCACCAGCGGCGGCAGTCCTTTCAGCCACAGACACGTTTTCTTGCTCCACGGATGCCCGTATTCATACGGCTGGACTATCTGCGTATACGGCGGAAGTTCGTAGATGCTGGATGGGATAGGATTCTCTACGGCAATAAGGTCACAGTTTGCGTTCAAAAACGACTTGAAAAAATCCTTTGCGGACAAGCCTTTTCTGTATCGTTCCTGATTAAGTTCACCGCCAGCGAACAGCCACCGTGCGCCCGCGTTCGATATGTAGGTACAAGGCGGGTGGGCGATTATCAAATCCCATTTATCGACCTTGTGAAATTTGCCGTCCATTGTGACAAAGCAAATACCGCAACTATCAGACAATGGCAACGGACTTGGATTAAGGACTCTCAGAACATCACCGTTTATGTGCCATTCCTTGTGGCCTCCAGACGGTTCCTGTATGTCGCAGCTATACGCCTCATGCCCCAGCGCTCGGAACGCCTTGCATACTTCCTGAGATTCTTCGCAGGCAACCAGCACTCTCACGGCTTGTCCTCCTTCGGCGGCTCCGGCAACTCTCTCCACCAGCAGACCGGGCCTTGTTCCTCATCGTCCCATGTGTCAACGTCATACAGGCAGTAAGCAATCTGCCACGGCGTTATCGGGGCGATATCATCCCCGACATACTGCGCTACTCCGCACCGCCCGTCATCGTTCATAACCAACACAAAGCGGTTTGTATCGGGCGGCTCCTCCACGCTTATCCACCTGTCACGCTCCAAAAGCTCCTCAATAGCATTTGCGGCTTCGCTGAACGTGTTGTCGGAACCTTCATACTTCGCACACTCTCGGAGATGGATAATCAATGTTTCATAATCTTTCACGGTTTGTCCTCCTTCGGCGGCTCCGGTAAGGCGCGCCAGTGGGTGACTTCTATTGCATCATCCATCTTGTCACAATCCCACTTGCCGTATTCTGCAAGATAGTCCTGTACAACAGCGCTCCACCAATACCATTGACCCAAGTAATACACGCCTGTTGCCGACTGCGGTTTGTCTTTTATGTCTTGGTAATAGATAACCGGGCTTCTGTTAATCCACACGATATTGACCGCTTCGTTATCCTCCGGCAACCTCTCCTCCACGCTTATCCACCTGTCACGCTCTAGGGCAGCGATGGCAATGGAAATTGCATTGTGGTATTTTGAGACGTCTCCATAGCTTCCTGCAATGTGACGCAGAATATCAATCGCTTCGTCAATCGACATACTCATAGTGATACCCCCTGTGGGTTTCGCGTTCGCCGTTCAGACAATGGTATATATTCCCAAAAGACCCGCCTATTTGTTTAGCGCACTCAACGGCAGATTGATACACTTCTCCTGTTTCAACGATCCGTATTTTCCTTCGCGGAATCAACCCGGTTTCGACCGCGTGTTTCCTGTTTTCGCTTGGAGTAGTCCATTCAAGATTCCATAATTCGTTGTTCGATTTATCACCATCAATGTGATTTACTTCCCTTTTATTCAATGGGTTCGGCAAAAACGCATTTGCAACGATTCTGTGTACTTTCTCGGATTTTCCCTTGCCATTTTTCCTAAGGCAAACATTCATATACCCCCAACAATTCTTACACGGGGTCAGCCGATGCCCTGTTTTGTCGTTGGTGACATTCCCGTGACGGTCTACGGAGTATAAACCTTCATAACCAACCACACTTTTTACTTCGTTTGTCATATTCCCTCCGATCTGCTATAGTTACTGCACCAGTCACCGCTGCTAACGAATCCCGGCCAGTAATCACACGTTGCAATGGCATCATCTGCGCCGCCTCTATAATGCTTGCATCGTCTACACCTTCCATGGCGGGGCGGCTCCTCGGTGTCGAACTCCACCACCGGTGCGTCAATGAACGCCTGTAACATCTCCGTCACGCTCATGCCCGTGTTGGTGTTCTGGAGCAGCCAGGTCTTGCTGATGTACTCCTGAATCACTGCGCGTCACCTGCCATGTGATAGCGGATAGCGTACTGATACGCCGTGACCTGGCCTTGCAGATTGCTCACTCGATCCTCCAGCATCATTCTGCGTCCATCGGTATCAGTCAGCTCAAGCCGAACTTCGGAAAGCTCCCTTTCAAGGTCTTCGATCTTGTCCATTAGCGCGGAGTTAGTTTCCTTCAGCCGCTCGCATTCGTCATAGCTGTACTTCCACAGAGACTTATAATCAGTCTCATTTACAAATTTTGCGTTTTCGTCCATAATTTATCCTCCTTGTTCATGGTAGCCGCGGTAGCCGGGTAGCCGCTGATTTCCTTATGTATATATATTTTATATTTATACTGTTTTACTTGTTTTAACGGCTACTTCGGCTACCAGAGGGCTTAAAGCATTGATAATACTAGGTTTTTGCGGTAGCCGTTAGGGTAGCCAAACGGTAGCCGCGGTAGCCGCTAGAAACCATCTGGCAACTCGTCTTCAGGGTCGATGTCCTCAAAATTGACATATCCGGGAATCGGCTCATAGCATCGAACAGCGCCATAAGGTGAGATTTTCGCCTTCCCGTTATTTGCATGATACCGCTGCCACCCCGCCATGTTTGCCATGATCTGGTGTATGGCCTTTGTCTCTTGCGGCATCATTTTGGACGGCTCCCCGCCCAGCGCCTCCTTATAGATTTGAGGGACACAGACACGGGACAGGTGACAGGTGTCGAGCCATTCCTGGATGATACCCACACGGGCATCCTCCTCCACATAGCCATTGCGGATTACTTCGGCCTCCTCGCGAATGGCGGGCGGCAATACAAGGTCGGGGATGCGGCCCGTGTTCTTCATAGCCTTTTTGACGATCCCCACGGCCTCGCCCCACGCCTGGGTTACATCCCGCCCGAAATCGTCCTGCATGGTCGGCAGTTTGGCGTTGTGCTGGGTAGTCCGCGCCCGGATGGGGAGAAAACGGCGGTTGCCTGTCTTGTCGGTCATGAATTGCGTGTCGTTTGCCGTGCCGAAGAAAACGCACATCCGGGGCCTGTTCTCTGTGATACGCTGATATGGTGCGCGGTAGATGTCAGAGGTGGATGTCAGGAAGGATTTGAAACTCTCAACCTCTTTGGAGCGTTTGAGCGCTAGCAATTCTGCTATCTCCACGCCCCACATCCCCCGGAGTTTTTCGGCAGCTTTGTCACCCTCGATGGTGTTGAAGTTGTCCGTGAACCATGCGTTATTCTGGAACAGCAGCCGCACGAATGAGGACTTGCCGCCGCCCTGGTCGCCCACAATAATCATTGCATGGTCGAATTTGCAACCAGGCTCATAGATGCGGCAGACAGCGCCCAGCATCATCAGTTTCATGGCCTCGGCCTGGTATGGTGTGTCCTCAACGTCAAGGTATTTGGGGAGCAGTTTTGCAATATGGCCCACCTTCCTGTCCCACTTCTGGTAAACGCTCTCCAGGTAGTCCCGGACGGGATTATAGCGGTGGTGCGAGACAACGTTGTTAAAAGCAGCTATAAACTGCTCCTTGTTCTTTAGGCCGTAGTGCGTTTCAATGTACTCCCGCAATTCCGTATCATCGAAGTTTGACCATTCGCGTTCGCGGGTGCTTTTGTTCCAGGGGAGGTTGCCGTAGACAAAAGCGGAATATGCCAGTTCGTTATAGCGGATTTTCCCAAACAGGGCCTTGTCAAATTCGATGGCCTCGGTCATGTTGGAGATGGTCTGCATGGGCTTGCCGTTGTCCGCGATCTTGATGAATGGCTCATGCCAGCCGTCAACAGGTTCGCCGTCCTCATCGTAGAGGATGGGCTTGCCCTTTTTGTACTTGCCCAGGACATACTTGACCTTCTGGATGACGTAATCGTCCTCTAATGGCGGCTTGAAGTTCTGCCGATTGTGGGCCAGCGCTCCCGCCTCAATAAGGGCATCGGAATAGCCGCGCTCCTGCATGGAGCAGATGATTTTGAAAAGGTCATTGTCCCTCGCGCCCTCGGAGGTCGTGGCCGGGATGATAAACTCCCCTCCCCGCCCGGTGGAGGTCGGTGCAACCTCGCTCTGTTCACAGGCTCGAAGCAGCCGCCTCACATTCTCATCAGCGGTGGTCAGGTCGTAATCGTCCGGGTCATCCTCCCAATAGTACAGATTTCCATTGGGGTGGACGGATGGCGGCGCCACGACATAGCCGCCCTCGCCTCGGACGTCGATGCAGTCAAGGAATTTGACGTGGTTTCTGACGTCATCGCCCGGCGCGAGGTAGTATAGATGAGCTCCGCCCCGGCCCGTGATAGCTCTCCATGTGTCCGGGAGCTTTCCATTGTGGCGTTCCCACTCTCGTAGCTCTGCTATGCCGTCAATGCCCTTGTTGCTATCCACATCCAGGTCGATGACAACAAGGCCGGCATTGACCTGCCCAGTAACAATGCCGACATTGGCATCCGGGAAGGTCTTCCACCAGAGATCAATCTGCCGCAGATCCCTGCTGGCATCGTGGGATCCGTGGTTTGTGTAAGGGCTTTTTGTCTTTGGGTTCACGGGGATGACGGCGAGGCCAGCGGAGGCGTATTTTCGCGCCGCTTCGTGGATTCCGGTCAAGCATCCTCATCCCCTCTCTAAAAGTATTTGGATAATCCCTGCGGCCTCCTCCGGCTCACAGAACATGAAAGTGCATCCATAACGCTCCTGCATGGTCTTCATGGCTCGTTCCAACCGCTCCCCCGTGATGGCCTTCGGCGAATGGATCAGCCGAGGATTGACCCACAAATGGACATCATCCACGGTGCGGATGCCGTAGCGGTTTTCAATCAGGAAGTACAGCTTGCATCCCGCATCTTTCGCTGCCTTGCACTCGTTGGAGAATCGCCGATGGTCGTTTCCGATGTTCCCGGCGATCTCGTCCATGTCGCGCTTTGTGTCCACCGCCACCGTGGGGACGTTGGCATAGTCCCCAAACGGCAGCTTGCAGCGGATCACCCGGATATCACGCTCGTGGAATCCGTCATTTTTGATGGTGTGCTCTCCCGGCTTTTGTCGGGTGTCCTCAATGATGGTCATGAGGATCAGGAGAAAGGCAGGTCAGAATCGTCACCGCCGCCCATATCGGTGAATCCGCTGGACGTGGGTGCCAGGGTCTTTTTATCGGGGACTTTGAATTTCCCGGCCCGGATGTCATCAACGGTCTTTTCGGTGACGCAGTAGAGCCGTGTGCGGATGGTGCCATCGTTCCCGGTGTATTCCTCTTCACCCAGCACCAGGCCGATGAGCTTCCCGGACAGCGTTTTTTCATCGGCGTTGGTGTTGCCGTCAAACAGATATCCAGGATTGGATTTGGTCACGCACGAGCAGAAGCGTTTGAACATGGGGAGCGCCGCTTGCTTATAGCTCTTGTAAAGGGTGCCGCCCCATGCCCATGTGGGGTTAGCCTTCTGGCGGTCAGCGTAGTAGTGGGCATATTCTCCATCCTCGATGTCATACTGCACGAGGATATAGCTCTTTTCGGGCTTGTCCTCTGCGTAACCGATGCGGCAGATGTAGCCGCCGGCGGGGAGCTTTACGCCGTTCCCGGCCTCCTGCACGTTGGTAAGGTCGATGGGTTTCATAAAGTGGATCCTCCTGTTATACTTCGGGCATCATCCAATATGCCCGGATGATTTTATCGACCTCATAAAGGTCGTTGTCGATGTAATCCTGGTCAAACATCGCCATGGGCGTTTTCACCGTGTCCATGCCGCTGTTGTGGGTGGAAAAGTAATACTTGCCGTCTTTCACAACGGTTTTTAGGACGTTGGTGCAAAGCCCCTCAAGGGTGACTTTTTCGTCAAGCAGCTTGCCGATGGTCTTGAATTTCTCGTTGCCGTTGGCATCCAGTTCCGAATGGCCAAGAAGATACACCGTCTTTTCCTCCGGGAGCGCAATGCACTCTTTCATGAGGTTGAAGACATTCAAGGCCAGGTCGGTGAATTTCTGATAGCCCTGTACCTTTGCATTCCGCATAAACTCATCTGTCATGAGATATGTGAAATCATCAATCACGATGATGGGCGGGGCATCATCTCCGTGGATAAAGGCGGTGATCTTGTTATAGTCATCCGTCTTCGCCGTCTTCATGGGATTTCGGAACGGGAGCGGCTTTCCACTCACATTGATAACCGCCGTCTTGTCGTGGGGCAGATTGCGGAGGCTCGTGCTTTTGCCTGTGCCGCTCTGACCATATACGAGCGTTAATATTGCCACGCTATACCCTCCATTTCTTCACAGCCTTTTGCAAAAGCCGCTCATATTCAAACGGGTCAAGCCCCATGGACTGTAACAGGGCCTTTTCCTCCTCATAGTGGCGGAGGCGCTCAGCATAGTTCATATCCTTTGCATATTTTTTCATCACACATACACCCAATCCCAAGCGTCCACAGCTGAGAGACAGTTCTCGCAGCCCACGATTTCGTGGTATTTGTCGATGTGGAATGTGTCACAAGTCTTGCAGCAGATGGGGCAGCGCGGCTCGATGGGTTCCTCTTCGGCGGGCGGCTCAACGGGCCGCTCCGGTACATCTCTCATTGCTTTTCCTTTCTCACCGTGCTATAATCACGGTAGTTACATTACCTTGCGGCCTTTGGATGTTTCCGGCATCCGGGGCCGCTCGTTTTATTCGCAGAAATATGTTGTGGTGTTCAAAACCTTGTCGTGGTAGGTCAAAATAGTTTGTGTGCCTTGTGGATATAACGCCTGCCAAATAACATCAGGATTTTTAAGCACCCGCTCACCGTCCAGAAGCCGCCGCGCAAGGTCTATGTATTGTTCTTCCGGCTCCATTGTCCCCCACGAGCTTGTCCATACAGGGGCATACTGCACGGGGTTCTTTTGATAAAGCACTTCGGATATGGAGTTTGGAAAACTCTCATGCTCCACCCGGTTTAGCACCACTTCCCCGATACACATAACCGCCCAATCCGGCCAGTCAACGCCAGCTTCCTTCTGCATGATCTTCGCCAGCAAGTAAATGTCCGGGCATGGAGTTGCCTGCGGCTCATGCGGGTGGATGGTGGTTTCCTCGCTGGCTGGCCTATACTCCACCGCTGCCGCGCTGGATTCCCCGGACACCTTGCACAGCGCCAGCGTTAGGATGATCACAAACAGCACGACGCAGACGATCAACCAACCTATCGCCATGCGCTTACGCCTCCTCAGCGGGATATTGTGTCGGCTTGCCATGATGCACCCCCTGCAGCGCCAGCGCCGCCAGGATCATCCCCGCGGCCAGGGCGATGGTCCAGAGCTTGTCCCCCGCCACAAGGCACGCCCCGAGGATCAGGGCGCCCGTGATCGTGTCTCTTGTTCTCATATCTTGTGTAACCTCGCTACTGCATCCGGCTCCATGTGGAGCGTGTGAATGATCTGATTCATCGTCAGGGCCGATATCGACCCTGTAGCCAGTCCGTAGCGGAGATTGGGATAGCTGATCCCCATTGCCCTCGCCAGCCCCGTGATGTTCTTCACATCCGTTTGCTTGGCGCACTCGGAGCGGATAAACGCATACAGCGCGTCAGCCCGCTTCTGCTCCGCCGTCTTTCGTCCTATTTTTGGCATTGCCGCCTCCTTTGTTTACTTCCTGCGCTGTCCGATAATCGTCAGGATCAGCACCGTCGCGCAGATGACGACGGTGATCTGTACACCTGGTGTCATGGGTCCCTTCCTTTCCCTATCCACTCCGCGCTGCCCGCCCCCGCCGTAAGGCCAAGAAAGGAGGATGAGCAGTATTTCTGAACCGATGAACCTAGGCATTTCTGAGGATGAATGAAAAAGCGAATGCCCCAGCGCCGCCCACAAGAGCAAGCATCACGTTGACGGGCAGGGCGGAATGGATAGAATGTGTTTGTTGGTTTACGCCCGTACCAAGTCGTAGTGGCACATGATGGTATGCTCGATCTGGATGCGCAGCCGCTCAAGTAGCTTGTCCCCGATGGGAAACGGCTTTGCGCCGTCCTTGTGCTTCGTGTAGTGGATTTCCCCGCCGCTGTACATCATCACCCAGCCACGGTTGTTGACGTAAACCTTGATCATGGTCTTTCCTTTCTGCCGTCTCATTGCGGCTGTCCGTTTTATTGGTCTGCCAGGGGTTTACTCTGTGGGCATCACTCTTCCTTTGCCTCCAGCTCTGCAATCTTTGCAATCGGTATTCCGAGAATCGCAGACAATCCAGAAACAAGGGAAATGTCCATGTTTTTCTGCCGCTCCCCGGATTCGATGGTGCAATAATAACTTTCTGTTATGTTAAGTTTTTCGCCCATCTGCTTCATTGTAAGGCCCTTTTCGAGCCGTGCATCTTTAAGCCAGCCTCGCATATTTCGCCCTCCTTTCTTGTCGTTTTGTGAAGTTCTGAGAACACTATACACCTAACTTAACATTATGTCAAGCTAAAATTTCACATTTTGTGAAGTTTTTATTTTCCTCTTGCGCTTTGCAGATTGTCAAGTTAAAATAGTATCGGAGGGTGATACTATGAAGAACAACATCAAAGAAGCCCGGAGAGCCGCAAAAATGACGCAAAAAGAGCTTGGAACCCGAATTGGTGTATCAGAATCGGCTATTAGTCAATATGAATCTGGAAACCGACAGCCCGATAATACAGCCTTGTTGATGATGGCAGAGGAGCTTGGTGTTTCTGTCGGGTATCTTCTTGGTGCAGAAACAAAAAAAGCCCCCACCGAAGATGGTGAGGGCATAACAAGAGAACAAATCAAAATCGCGCTGTTTGGGGATGATGCCGGGGACATTTCTGACGAGGATTTGGATAACGCCGTGCAGTTCGCCCGATTTTCGGCGCGGGAAAGGAAGTCGAAAGGTGACAACAAATGACTTGTACGAACTGGCGGAACGTGAGCAAGTCGGAGTTTATGCGTTCAGACTGAGCACAAGGCCGGGACTATCCGTCCAGCACGAGAACGGCGATTGTGACATTGCCCTGGACATGGACATTATCCAGACGGAAGCCGAGGAGAAAACCGTACTGGGTCATGAGCTGGGGCATTGTATGACTGGATCGTTTTACAATCCTCATGCTCTCTATGATGAGCGCCAGAGGAACGAGAACCGGGCGAATCGTTGGATGATCCAGAACATCCTTCCTTTTGAGGAAATGCGGAAGGCGATGCTATCTGGAATTGTAACGTGGTGGGAAATGGCGGAGTTCTTCGGCGTGACCGAGGATACTGTCAAAAAAGCGTATGAGTATTACACCGGGCCGTGTGGTCTGGATTGGAATAGGAGGACGATAACATGAAAAAGACCCTGGCAATCCTTATGTCGCTGGTCCTGATCTTAAGCATCGCCGCCTGTAGAGCAAAAAAAGACGCGGACCCTGCAGCGCCGGCAGACACAGCCAGTGCGAACGGCGTCACTGTGAAAGTGATTGCTGTCCACAAGACCTCCGACAGCAACGGAAATCCCATTGCGGCAATCGAACTGGAGTTTACAAACGACAATGCCGATCCTGTTTCTTTCCTTGGCGTGGCTCAGGCAGTGCTCTTCCAGGACGGCATTGAAATGACCGCAAGCGAGCTTTTCTTGGAGAACGATTTTGATTGGGACAGCTATTACACAGAAATCAAAGACGGTGCTACGATCTCCGTTTTCGTCCCGGCCCCGCTCAAGAGTGACGGGCCAGTTGAGGTCAAAATTGATATCATGGACTACACCAAATGGAAATCAGTAGCTTCCACCTCAATTGAGCTGCCCTTGGCAGATTGACAGCATGAAAGTACCCGAGCCGCGCAAACTGGACAGCGGGACATACTTTATCCAGTTGCGCTTAAACGGCGTTTCCGTCCCCGTGACTGCCTCCACGGCAAAAGCGTGTAAGCATCAAGCCGAATTGATAAAAGCGGAGCACAGAGCCGGGAAACGCAAGATAGAGCGGTCAGAGGACGCCCCCACGCTGGAAACGGTGCTGAATGACTACATCAGCAAGCGGGAATCGGTCTTATCCCCCTCCACCGTGCGGGGATATAACGCCATCAAAAAGACACGGTTTCAGAAGGTGATGGACAAGCCCATATCAAAAATTGACTGGCAAGCTGCGGTGAACGCAGAGGCAAAGGCCGGGGCCTCACCAAAGAGCATTAAAAACGCATGGGGCCTTGTACGCTCTGCCCTCAAAGAGACGGGCCGGGATGTGACCGTCCGGCTCCCCGCTCCGAAGTTGCATGAAAAGCAATGGTTGACCGCCGAACAAATCCCCGCATTTCTAAAGGCCATCGAGGGCAAGCCCGGAGAGATCGGCGCTTTGCTTGCCCTGTCCTCCCTCCGGCGCTCGGAAATCTACGGCCTTGACTGGCAAGACGTAGACATCGAAAACAAGGTCATCCATGTGCGATCCTCGGTTGTCCTGGGTGACGATGCAAAACCCGTGAAGCGTGACCAAAACAAGACGGCATCCTCGACCCGTGATGTGCCTATCTTCCTCCCGCGCCTCCAGACGGCCCTGGAAGCCGCCCAGATGGACGAGGGGCCTGTGGTGAGCGGGAACATAGGGACGCTCAGAAAGCGCATCACAGCCGCTTGCAAGGCCGCAGATTTGCCGGATGTCGGTGTGCATGGGCTTCGACATTCCTTTGCTTCCCTCTGCTACTCCCTCGGCGTGTCGGAACTTGGAGCCATGCAGATAGGCGGGTGGAGCGACTACCAGACCATGCGGAAAATTTACACGCACATCAGCGAAAAGGACAAGCGCCAGAGCGCCGATAAACTCCAAACCTTTTTCAAAAATGCTAACAAAAATGCTAACAAGGTTCAAGAACCCCGCTGATTTCAACAGGTTTAGCGTTTTAGTAGTGGGTTCAAGTCCCATTCCCCGCACCAAAGCCCTGAAATCCTTGTGATTTCGGGGCTATTTTAACAGGAAAACAACACTTTCAACTGAAAATCAACCTCTTTTCTTTGAATATTTCAAAGAAAAATGAAGGTCGTCATAGAAAAAATGCTAACTAAAATGCTAACAAAAAAGGCCGGGAGCATTACGCCCCCGGCTCATCATTTAATGGTATGTTTTACCCTGTCTTTTTCTTCGGCTTGCTTGCCATCGTTCCAGCGGTCAAGAGTGCCGACCAGATACACATTATTGCGGACTGTTCCTTACCCTTTCATGGTTGCCGTGTCCAGTCTCTGCATTCAGGTATTCAACGTCATAATCAAAAATCCGCTTACGCCGGTGATAGAACTTGTCATTAAATGACTTCTCGTTCTTTTCCGGGTAAACGGATGTGAAGTATTTTGCGGCTCTCCGTGCTGTCGGAAACTCAAGCTCTTCGCCTCGTCCCCTTATTCGCACCGGATTAACAGACCCGTTGTTTTTTGTCGCTAGATTCGGAAGAATCTTATCAACGAATGCGTCATAGTCACGGTTTAACATCTGTTCGCTTTTGGTGACATACCTGAGATTGGAATAGTGGTTGTTCAAGCTGTTCCGGTCGATGTGGTCAACCTGCATACCTTCAGGCCGTGGGCCAATCCAGCACTCAGCCACTACACGATGCAGAAAAACCTTTCGTATGTTATGCTTGATGTTCACCTGCGTACACCAGTATTCCGTGTTGCTGTTGTGATGTTTCTTAAAGCATTTAAGATGTCGCTTTGACTTGACGTTTCGGATGACGGTTCCGTCTCCGTTTACTTCATATAAATATTCCAATGACGGAATTTTCCTAAACTCACGATTTGCCTTTTCAGACATCCCTTGATACCCCCAAAGTTATTTTTTTACTTCTGAAAGCTATTGCTTTCCGGCTTTGAGAACCCGCCGAAGCGGTTTACGGCATTTACAGGCTTACTGTCGGTTTACCTGTGATTCTGCGGATTCGCTCAAACTTCACGCCATCGCCGCGTTTTGCTGCCTGTATCATCCTATCAGCTTTCCCCAGGTCTTTGCGCCCACGATGCCGTCATTGTCCAGGCTGTTATGCGCCTGGAAGCTCTTGACCGCCGTCAGGGTCTTCGTGCCGAAGATCCCGTCCACACTGCCGCAGTTATAGCCCAGTCCGTTCAGCAGGATCTGGAGCTTCTGCACCGCGGTCCCCTTGGCGCCGCTGGCAAGCTGTTTTGCGTTTACCATTACCGTGACCTCCTCTGTCTCAGTTGTATTTGTGCCGCCTGATTTCGCCCCGTCAGACAGGACCATGACCGTGTGCGCCGTCTCCTTGACCAGGATATCGCCCCGCTTGAGGTATGCGTCCGTGGTCAGGTATTTGCTGTCCGTCAGCACGTCGAAAGCGCCCGTCGCCCGGAATTTCGCTCTCATGGTGGACGTGACCGGGGCGTTCCAGCCGCCGCTCGAAAGCTGGAGATATGTACTGTCCATGTTGACCCCCGCCGCCTCTGCCGCAACGGTCATAAACGCTGCACAATCCGTCTCGCATTTGGTCTTGATGTCCTTGCCGATCCAGTTCGCCTCCCGCGCCCGGTCCCGGAGGGTGTTGCGCTGATACTGGTCATACCCCACCATGTTTGAGCGGCAGCACTGCTCCACAAACTGAGCGGCCTTTTCCGCCTTCTCCGGATCCTTGAATCTCAGCAGGACGCTCCAGCCGTTTGCGTACCAGCTCCGGGTGCATACCTCTTTCCCGGTCTGATCCCCGGCAGCCCCGCCGTAAGCCTTGCCGCGCTCGTCAATGGAGGCATGTCCAATCATTACGCTCATTCGTCATTTCCTCCCTGATAATAGCTTGCCGTGCTGATGCCGATCAGAGCGCCCAGAAGCGTACAAATCACTGTGGCGGTCTTGGCGATCTCCCCGGCATAAGGCCAGCCCCAAACAGCCGCAAGGCCCGTGTACGCCGCTGAGAGCGCTGGCACGCAGATGAGAGTGATCCATTTGAGTACGATATAGATTTTGTCAGGTAGTTTCATGTCAATTCCCCTTTCAGTAGATATACATCAGCTCGTAGCTTCCGCTATAAAACGCCCCCGGACTTGCCGATCTGCTTTGTGCGCTTGATGTTATCGTTAGCGTTGTCCCGCTGTAACTCCAGGAATACCCGCTTGTGATAGTATCAACCCGCCTTGTGCCGCCGACACGGAAGCAGTTCCCGTGAGTTGTCGAACCAAACGCCGCGATATCCACGATGTAGTAGTATGTGGTGTTGCCCGAACTGGACACCTGTGCGTCCAGTCGCACAACAAAGGCTTTGGGCTCGCCTTTCATTGACGTAAAGGACAGGCTCACCGGGTAGTTGGATGCCGTTGCGGTTTTGGTGTCGGTCTGTACGCTGCCGCCCGCAACGTTGACCGTCACACTGGCAAGGCTCGTCACGTCAACTGTCCCATTCTGTGTGATGGTCTGGCTCCCGCTTGGGACGATGTACTGTGATGGAATCGCCGCTACCGTGACCGCCCCCGTGGTGTACCTCCCCGCCGCTACCGCCGTCTGCTGGGAAGTGGACGGTGTAATCGTTGTCGCCGCTTGGGTGGTGAGCTGGCTTGTGTTCGACCCGCTGACCGTTACCGTGCCAGCCGTACCAGAAGATACGTACCCTGCAGATACAGTTGGTGTAATATTTTGCGTCGCGCTTGCCGTGGCGGTGATAAGACCCGACGCATTGACCGATATGGACGGATTTGCCGTGATCGTCGTTGCCGGGGTCGTAGCGGAGCCGGATGCAACCGCTTTACTCGCCGCCGATGCATAGTATCCGGCGGGAACCGTCACCGTTGCGCCAGAGGCCGTCAGGTCTGTACTGTCGTTGCGGTCAATCCCGGACCCCACATACGTCGAGCTGATAGCCCCCACTGCCACCTCGTCCAGCCCGTCATACCCGCTGTCCGGCGTGACCGTCTGTGCGCTCTCCGTGGGTGTGACGCTCTTGCTTTGCAGCGTTGGTGTTCCGCCCGTCTGGATGCCCTCCACCGCATCTGTCATCTCGTCAATGGTCAGCGGCAGGGCTTCTCCGCTCTTCGCGGATACCGCATTTGCCAGTGCGTCAAGTTTCGATTTGGTTATGCTTACTCTGGACAATTACTTCCTCACCCCTTACGATTCTGATTTCGTCCCAACCCTCGGCAAGCGTGGGTGGCTCAAGATGGCTGTGTTCCATTACCCCACTCCGCTGTCTGCCTTGTCTTTCTCGTTCTTGGCAGACTTCATACGGAGTATCAATCCATACGCAGATTTTGGGCGTTCTTCCCTCGCAAGCCTCCAACAGCTTCAGCCGCCTGCACCTCGAATTGTAGATCCCCTCTACCACAACATCGCCATCTGATCGTCTTACGGCCTCGTTGCAGTTGAGAAACTTGCCGGGCGAAAAGTCGTCGAGGTGCAAAACATTTTCAAACTGCTGTGAATAAGTGGTTTTTCCGCTGTTTGGAAGCCCAATAATCAAGACCGCCAACTTATACCGTTTTCGTTGATAATAAGAGTAGCGCTTGAAATCTGCGTCAACGTGTCCGTAACAGTTATTTCAAGATTCTCATGATAGCTGCCATCTGCATATACTTTTGTCACAAATACCCCGTCGTATTCAACATCATAGTCGCCGGAATCATACTGTATTGTTCGATAAACGAAAATTGAAATAGGCTTTTTGGCAATAATAAGCGGTAAAATCGTTGACCACAACCCCTTTACCAACGTCGGAGTTGCAGCGCTCATTTCAATACCATTTACTAAGTGAATTACCACATCATATCCCGGATAATCGTCTGCCGCCGCCTCGATACCGTCCTCCATATTATTGAGCTTCGCGGCTGTGATGGTGTCGCCGGTTGCCCATGTGTTTTTTGTATAGCTCATTTGTAAGCCTCCTTAAATCTTTGTCGTGCCGACGATTGCCGACCCAACGATTGCTCCTTCGGCACCCACGATAGCGGTCCCGACCTCTGCGGTTCCTACGATGGAACTGCCGCCGTAAGCCAGGTTGTCCCCGTCTACGCCCCCGCCGGTTGCTGTGCCGGTGATTAAACTGCCGCTTGCGGAGTGAGCGGTATACCCTTCCATCAACGTCTCAGCCGTCACGGTATCTTCCGTAAGGTCGATCAGTACGATGCCTCCATACACCACCTTGTTTTTGTAAGGGTTTGGCATAGCGCCCTCCTTATCCTATATTGACGGTCACGCCTCCCGCCGCGTTGTCTGCCTCCACATAGGGGATCGCCGCCACATTCGCCTGGCTGATGTAGTCGTATCCGGTGGGCGGTGTGATGGTCTGGGCCGTGGTGGCGGGTGTGATGTTGACAGCCGTTGCGGTCACCGCCTCGCCGGAGTAGGTGCCAGTCACGCCGAGGATGGAAATTCCGCTTTTGATGTTGGAGGCGATAATCTTGGCCTGTTCCGTGGAGCTGATCCCGACCTTTCCGGACCCGTCGTGATAGCCCTGCCCGATGGTGTACTGTCCTTCCTTTGTGCTGATGGTCCCTGTCACCGCTCCGTTGTTCGGCATGGTGCCGGTGATCTTGTTGCCGTTCACATAGGCCGTCTTTGTCGCGAGGATTTCCGCCGCCACCGCCGTCGCGTCCGAGGTGTCCGCGTCGTAGGTGCTCGTGCCTGTGATGGGCGCGCCCGTCTTGTCGTGGGCGGTCACACCGTAGGCAAGCTGAGACGCACTGGCCAGCGTGTCCGTGGACAGGTCGATCAAAACGTTCCCGCCGTAGATGATCTTGTTTTTATACTGATTTGCCATGATAAAAAACTCCTTTAGCCGATAATCGCGGTGTACCCGCCGCTCTCATTTGTGGTTTCATAATACGGGATGGCGAGGACAACCACGTCATCCTCCATCCTCTTCCCGTGTGTTGCAAGAATCTGCTCCGTCCCCGCAAGTGGGGTCACTTCGTACCCGCCGTCGTACACGGGATATATCCCGCTGATGGGGATCGTAAGCTCACCGCCGACCGCGAGCGCGTTTGTTATCGTACCGGATATAACGGCGTTGCCAGGGCTTAACTGTCCCGTGATAGTTCCGTCTATCTGTGTGTACATCACTCCACCTCTTTTGTCAGCTTTAGCGTGTCACTGATAAACGTGTCCACCGTGCCGTCCGCGAACGTGATCTGCACGTCATAGTCGTATGTGTCAAACCCGAGGGGTTTCGTATCAGACGGCTCCAGCTCCAATATGAGCGTGTCATACGGGATGCTCTTCTCGATCAGCGGCTCCGTGTCGGTGTATTCAGTCTTTGTAATGTTCATGGTCCTGTGTTTCACCGCAAACCGGACAGCATCGTTTTCTGTCGGCTCATAGGGCTCCCCATCACGTTCAATTCCGATTTTCAATCGTAGCGTGTCTCCCCGTGTCATCGTGATCTTTGTGCCGTTTACTTTCACGGACATCTCATCACCCCCTTACCTCCAGCTTGTCGATCTCGCGCATGACTGTCTCCAGGTTCCCGTTTCCGCCCAAGGCTTTGTAGGCGCTGTACATAGCTGTGATGTTTTCCTTGTCTGACAGCTCGATATATCCATCCTGGATATATCCCTTTCCCAGATGCCGCACCCGGTCCACCATAAGGACCTGCTGGGCCGCCACGAGAGCGTCGATGCGCCCGTCCTCCCGGTCCTTCCTGCTCCAATGCCGCTGCAGACAGGCCACCACAATGGAGGCCACGCCGGACGAGCCTACAACGGCCAGGAGAATTGTCCATATCATTGTCTGTCACCCCTTAATCAGCTTGTCGCCATCCACAGGATGTGGACCGTAACTGTTGCGCTGGGTATGTCGGCTGTCGTGCTCGCGTTGCGTAAAGCGTAGCCGACGGTGGCGGCCCCACTAGACGCAGCAGATAAATACAATCTCACGGGGATGACATACCCTCCGCCTGTGCCGCTTGTATTCCATCCTACGATAGCCAGCGGATAATACCCTGATTTAGAAAAACTCACGGTGCCACTGATATAGCTATCCCTAGTGATTGCCGCGCTGGATACAACGGTGTGTTCTGACCGATCAAACATACCGTATGGCGTCGTGTTTGAGCTGATTGGCAGCCTGCGCCATGTACCGTCCGGAACGTTTGAAGAATCAATCCCCATCCTGTACTCGCCGTTTGCCGTGGCTTTGCCGTGGAAAAAGATATACCCTCGGCTGGCGTTGGAGTTTTTTACAATCTCAACAGACCCGTAGGTATTAGGCAGTTCGGAACTTGCGAAATCTGCGGCTACAGTTATCAGTTTCGCGTTCAACGGCAGGGCCGCATATGCGCCCGCTATCGTGGCAGATCCGGCGGTCAGGCCGAGGCCTGTAACGGATGCATAGGTTGCGATCCCCGCCTTCCCGTCCAACTCATTGACCGCAGCTACCAGGGACGTTTTTGCGCTGGTTGTAAGGTCGGATAGAGTACCTTCCACGCCTTTTGCTCTTGCCACTTCTGCCGCGATTGCGGTTTCCGCGTCAGCATCATTAAAGCTATATTGTGTGGCATCTCCTTCTACCTTGAAATAACTTACGTCATTCGCCATCTTGCGCCTCCACCATAAAATCAAGCAAGTACATCTGATCGGAGGCCAAATCCCCACCCGTGAAAACATCAAAAGAGACGGAATACACAGGAAACTCGCACGGCATATCAAGGTAACCCGCTATCTCGGCATTTGCCGCGGCAGCTCCGTCAGCTGTCAGCATACCGTCGGCTGAATTGCTTGATATTGCGTTGTTTCGGATTGTGATAAACTCAGTAAGCTCAGCCTCTATCAATCTCCGTTGTTTTGCAATGGCAAAGCCAAGCCGTCCTGTTTCCTTGGCAGAAGCCAACGCAAGCAGGATTTCAAACGCCTTGCCATTTGTTGTTTTTAGCCGGTCCATGTTGCCCTCCTTATAGGTTGATGAGTTTTTGTATCAGCGCCGCCGTGAGAGTTTCAGACACACCCGATGGGTTTGTCAGCGTGAGGCACCCACCGGATACTGTATCGATATACAGATTTACCCTAGTTGTTGCAGATGCGTTGTTAAGCGCAAGCACACCACCGTATGTGGATGTATAAAGAGTTATGGTGTTTACACCGCTGTTACTCCGCAGGACAATAGCGCCACCATTACTAGACGTTGCGTACATACTGCCTAAGGTAACTGTCCCGGACTTTACATACACACCGCTTGCCGCGGTGATCCCCGCCATGGATTCAAGCTCATTTACATGAGTCGTTCCGTAATACCCAGTTCCATTACCGGAGCTACGAGCGTTGAGATAGATTTCACCTTGCAGGTACATACCATTCCCGATAAATTCACCATAGCCGCCAGCAATATTAAACTCTGAATTTGCAGCGCCATTCCTCATTTTTACGCCTGCGGTGGTTGCCATCAGGTAGTTCGAGGAATTGCTGTCCATGATAGCAATCCCATTCGTGGTTGTACCATCGGCCACTGCCCCCTGCATATAGCCGATATACCCGCCGTTGGTTGTCAAACTGGAGCTGGTATACACGCCCATCTTGCCGTAGAGCGATAGATTGCCAGCAGTAATAGATCCTGCCGCTATTTGTACGCCTGTGATAGACCCAGCCCCAATAAAAGCTGTATTGAATGTGCCATCAATCGTCCATGCGGATGTGTATGGCCCAGAATAACCAGTAGACGAAAAGCCGATTCCGTTGCGGTTTATGCGTATAACATTAGTCGCTGTGGACATATCAGCGGTATCCATGATAAGGAGTTCCTGCGGCTCTCCGTTGGCGTTGGGATTCAGCACGACATAACCGCCAAGTCCGCCCGTTATAAGCTGTGTCTGATGGTCAACATACTCCTGCAAACGCTCGGCAATGCCGCTCTCGTCAACAGCGGCTTCGATCTCATTGATGGAGTTGTCCAGCCCCGTCACGATGGACGCTAGGGTGGTTTTAGGCTCTCCAACCTCGATGCTGTCATAGCGATCCTTCAGGACATTGTATACAGTCTTTATTACTTCGGCCTTATGAGATACTCCTAATGCCTCATATATGATAGTGACGGTATCGCAAAGGTGAATCCGCTCAAGGATTTTATAATCGGCAAAAGTTAAGGCCCAATACGCATCATGCAGATAAACAGTATCGCCGTCTACCGTTGCGTTGACATGCTCTAGCGTATTGCCGTCCACCGTTGCGGGGATCGTCAGATCAATTTGGGGCGAGCCCAGCGTAGCGCCAGATGTTTGCCAAAGGGGGACAAACTCAACATCAATATTGGTTTTGGGGATGCCTATATTGTTCGCCTCAATAAAGGTCTGTGTCCTTTCTCTAAGCTGAGAAACCGTTGGCTGGGTTTCAAACTCGGCAGAGAAATCAACTATCTTAGTTCGCTTATACGGATAATTATTTGCTGTGCTGGCCCAGATTGCTATTTCAGGCAATGTAACGATGGTCCCGCTCTCGTCCTTCCAGTATGGGCAAACGCCCGTATAGACATCCTCGATGTTCTCGTCGTTGACCAAATCGACAAGGTTTTTTGCGTAGCGGATCACAACGCCGCTGTCCGTGCCACGATTGACGTAAAGTTTTACGGTGTATCCGTCAAACTCGTACTCCCCCTTGCCGTAAACATCAAGAATGGAGCCTTGAGAGCCGCCAAGGATTTCCCGAAACGCCTTCGGTTCTCGGAGGGTAAACGACCCGGAAACGCTCTTGTTTGTCCAAACGGAAAACGGGCAAGCCTGTCCCGCGTAATTGACAAGAGCCGTCAACGCGTCCGCGCACGAATTTACGGCAAACGGCATAACCGGGATGTGATTAAGCTCATAGCTGATGTGTTCGGCGTAAACAGTGCAGATACCGTCCAGCGGCTTTTCTATGCGATAAATGCGGAACGGCTGGCCGCTTTTCCCATCGGCCGGGGAGGCAAAAATAATCCGGGAATGCGTCAGCTCGTCAAAATACTGCCCCGTGATAGGATACTGCATTTCCAGCTCATACGGGCCGTTCCGCTCCTCCGTGACGATGCAGGAAATAGCATCCGACAGACGGCCTATCCCGTTGCTGGTAAAGGCCGTTTCTGTTGTCTCGTAAAGGATAGGTATCATACTGTCCACCATCTAGGTTGTAGTTCTATTTTGGAAACGCTCCCAGAAATCGTTATGCCCGTATTCCCCGGTGGAAGCGTCGGAAAAACATCTCCGCTCACCTGCACATAACCATTACAGTTATTTGCCTGATATTTTGCATCCATAGCCTCACAGTCAATGTCAATATACGGATATGGATGGATTGTAATGGTAATCGTGTTGGAGCCCACCCCCACCGTTCCATACCCATATACACGGATATTAGGCGTCGCTGTGTATGCCGTTGGGTTAGCAATGGTTCCCGCTTCCGCGAACGTGGTTGTGGATAGCCCGCTTGTTAAGAATCTCTGAGGACCGCAATTAAAAGTGATATCAAACCGCCCAGACCGATTATAAGGCCCCGTTTCCGGGTCAATGCCGCCAGTGAATGTGGCATATCTAAATTCGTTCGGATGATAGGTGTCCGACAAAATCATGTACTGTCCTGCATAAGACAGCATAGCCGCCTTGAACACGTCAAAGCGGCTATCAAAATCTCCCGACATATAGGCCGGGTAAGTGATATCGATGTTCCGGAATCGGTTGTTGTCAAGGATTAAAGCCCTTGATTTGCCGGGGATTTCCACATACTCTATATCCCGCTCCGGCGCGTCAAACGTGCCCTCCCCGGAAATCCACACCCCGTATTCGTTGGAAACGATATCACCAAAAGTAAAGTAGCTACCGTATTGTTTGCTCATGCCCACGCCGCCCTTCTGCGCTGTACCTTCGCCGCGATCCTGTCCGCGATGAGGTCTGCCAGTGCCGCCATGTCCCGGCTCTCTGCGCCGTTTACGGTTACGTTGATGTCTCCCCAGGTGTTAGACGTGGAATAACCACGCCCCTCAGATACAGCGTCCCGGATCATGGCGTACATCATAGATTGGCCCATAACAACTTCGCCGCCTCTTCCATCGCCGAATCCTTTTAGCCCGCCTAGCGTGTTGACCACGGTCGGGGATTTGAAAAGCATCGGCTGCTGATACGCTTTTTTGTACCACTGGATCGAAAAGCGAGGAACAGACGGAGGTACAAGCGAAAAGCCGCCCGTGATAGACAGATGCGGCATTTTCAGGTGTGGCAAACTCCAAGAGAAATTGAAAAAACCCTTGATGCGGTCAATGACGTTGCTTACTGTTTCTTTTGCGGCGTTGAGTTTTTCGGAAAATGCTGATCTGATAGAATCTAGCCTAGCGCGTACCGTTGATAGCGCAGAGCTAAGTTTTCCCCCGGTAATGCTATCAATCACATTAAAACCAGTAGACCAGATGGATTTGTAGCCCTCGACGGCCCCAGCTATAACGCCGCGTATTCCCCCGCCATTGGCGCTAATAGTGCTCTTTATATTAGACCATGCTGTTGATGTGTTGGATTTGAGCGTGTTCCAGGCGTTAGTTACTGTAGTTTTTACGGAGCTTGCTGCAGAGGAAACGCCGCTCTTGATCCCATTCCACGCAGTGGAAACGCCTGTTTTGATGGAATTCCACGCAGCCGTGGTTTTTGTTCTTACCTCATTCCATGCCGCCGTAGTCTTTTCTTTTACGCTGTTCCAGGCGTTGACGATCCCTTCCTTGACCGCTGCAGCCGCATCGGACACCGCTGTTGTCACGCTATCCCAAACGCCAGCCGCCGCCACCCCCACAATGATAGGCAGAGCAGGCGCGATAGCTGCAAGCACAGAGCCGATAGCGGGAATGACCGTCCCCGTGATGAGCGTACCAACAGAACCGATAGCGCCGATCAATCCGCTTGCGCCGCTCAGTCCTTGCATTACCGTACTAATCCCAGTCCCCACACGCCCGATCCCGGAGAGGAGAGGCCCAACTGCGGCAACCACAGCCCCGATCTTAATGATAGTCTGCTGTTGGCTTTCGTTCAGCCCAGAAAACCAATCACTCACGCTGCGGATGGCATTTGATAGGCTTTCGATGGCGGGCGCCGCCGCCGAAAGGATCTGAGTACCAAGTTCATAAAGACCCTGTTTTGCATTGTTTGTGGCTATCCCGAATTGGTCGAGAGGGTCAAGCGTGGCCTCGTAAGTACTGGAAACCGCGCCAATAGACGCATTGAGAATGTTGGCGCTGCCAGCCAGGTCAGTAAATGAGATTTGCCCGTTTGCAACCGCCTGATAAACCGCCGCGCCGGATTTGCCAAATAGATCATAAGCGGCTGTAAGGCCGTCCATCGCTCCATCACCGTTGATGATGGTGTTTTCCAAATCTGCGAGGGCTTGGTCAAGCGGCTTGCCCTCTTCTGTCGCGGATTTCAGCGCCCTCTTCAGCCCAGACAACACGGATACGGAATCCGCGCCAGCCGTCTCAAACTGGCCCATGATATCAATAGACTGGTAGATATCAAGGCCCATCTGCTGGAGGGCCGTTGCGTTTTCCACCACATTCTGAGCCATGCTGTCAACGCTTGCGCCCGTTGCCTGCGCTGTGTAGGTCAGCACATCAAGCACTGTACCCGCCTCGGAAACATCCATATTAAAAGCGGCAAGCGCATTCTGTACGGAATCGACCGAGGTCGTTACATTGGAACCATTGACCTGCGCGAACTGGAGAAATGTCCTTGTCAGATCCTCAGCCGCATCGCCCGTCAAATGGAATCGTGTATTCACTTCACCCAATGCCGCGCCAATGTCATCCATTGACACGTTCATTGTGGTGTATAGGTCGTTCGCTTGGTCCTTTAAGTCTGCATAAGCATCACCAACCGCGCCCGTGCGTTTGATGATGGTATCATAGCCACTATCAAGGGATTTGAACGCCGCCACACCAGCCGCGCCAACCGCTGCAATAGGGGCAGACACATTTTTGGTCAGACTATCGCCAACAGTGGTAATTTTCCCGGAAACAGCACCGATTTTGTCAGCCGCAGAATTCCACGAATCCCAAGCGCTCCCGGAATTGTTGAGTTCTGCGTTGACTTCGGCAAGCTCGGCCTCCATCTTATTGAGTTCAACGGTAGCATTAGCAAGAGCTGTCTTACCACGATTTAATGTGTTCTCCGATGTGTTCCCGGATGCCTCTGCCTGTTCAACCGCCGTTTTCAGCTGTTCTACTTTGCCTTTTTGTTTTTCAATGGCATCTGTAAGAGCGGCGCGTTTTGCTTTGGCTTTTTCCTCCGCGCTTGCATTGCTATCAATAGCACTCTTTGCCGCTTCCAGCTCTGCCTTATACGCCTTTGTTGCTGTGGTTACGTTGGTGATTGCGGCCTTAAACTCTTTTTCACCTTGGAGCTCAATTTTCGGACCAATATTCTGTGACATGGGCTCACCTCAGTTTTATCGCCTCGTCAAACGTTGTGTAACGTCTCGTTTTTTTACTTTCTTTCGGGACAGCAAGTCCCTCATAAATGGAAAGGCAAGCGATCATGTCCAGCATCTCCCCGTAAGGTGTTGCCAGCACTTCACACTTGCCCATTCCAAGCCTCCGCCCATAGAATAAATACCATGAGCGATTTAGTTTTACTCGCTGTCCCCTTCGGCGTTTTTTCCCTTCTGTTTCGGCTCCTCGGCCTCAACCGTGACAGTTTCGCCGTTAAAAGCCGCAGACGCTTCAGTAGACAGCGCCTCGATTGTCTCAGGTTCAAGCATCATACATTCGTCAACGGTCAGCGGACGCTCGATGTAGTCAGGATTGTTCATTTTCTGCTCTTTCTCATACCACTTAGAAAGAGTACAGATAAAAAACAATACCGCTTTCTGAGACACTACATAATTGTCCGATTGAACAAGGTCATCAAATCGGTTGACATCGCCATCCGGCGAATACTCCGCAATATCGCACTGAGCGCCCACCGTTCTGCGGAAATGAATCTCACGGCCGTGGATTTCCATAGTTTCCTCCTGTTACGCCGCCGGGGTGAGAACCGCCTTGATCGCCGCCACAGCTGCGGCCTCGGTGGTCTGTTCCGCTCCGATCATCTTCCACGCATGGGAAGCGGAATCGTCACGCATGATATCACCCTCAAGCTCTGCGGTCTGCCAGTCGATTTCCTCACCCTGAGTTTCGGCCTCCAGACCTTCGGGGTTGAACTTGACCTTGTTGATGATGTAGGGG